AGTGCTGTCATCGGTGCTTTTAAGTTATGCAGATTGTCAGTGATACCTTTTCCCAAAAGGTCAATCATATCCGGCATATACGTGTGGAAGTCGGATAACGGACCTTTCTCCGGTTCCGAGAAATGCAGATAGTCCCATATGGTCGATGCCACGTTTTTTACGGAACTAACCAAACTGCTAATCTTAGAAGTAATACCGGAAATCAAGTTTCCGATGATATCCCTACCCCAACTGAACGCATTAGACACAATGTTGGAAAATACGTTCTTAATAGATGAGAACACGTTTGACAGAGCGTTTTGGATATTGCCCACCGCATTGCTCACCCCGGATACAATATTTGAGAACGCATTGGAAAATCCAGTCTTCATATCTTCCAGTCGATTTTGAGTGTCGGATACCATATTGGAGAAGAAATTTTTTGTATTCTCCACCAACGATGACAGTTTATTCGTTGCCAAATCGTGGACAAAATCAAGTCCAGACTGAAATGTTCCCTTCACGGACTCCCACAAATTGGAAGCAATATTCTTCACATTTTCTCCAAAATTTGATACCGCATCCTTGATAGCAGAACTGATACGGGAAACCGTGTCCTTAATCTCGCTCCACCTCTGAGCCGTATTCTCCTTCGTGGCTACCCAAGCATTAGAAACCGCTTCCTTCACGGAAGAAGCCGCCGAAGACACCCCATCCTTGATATTGCTCCATGTCTGGCTGATGTTTTCCTTTATGCTGCCCCATGTCTGAATGGTATTTTCTTTTAGTCTGCTCCAACCTTCAGAAACACTGTTCTTGATATTGGATAAGGCTTGGCTCGTACCGGACTGTATATTCTGCCATGCAGAACTGATACCCTGCTTCACATTCGACCATGCTTCCGATGTATTTGACTTAATGGAACTCCAACTCTGGCGGACAAAATTTTCCACCGATGAGGCTGCGGAACTCACACCAGACTTGATACTCGACCAAGCGGAACTCACCGACTGGGTAATTCCAGACCATGCAGACGAAGCAAGTGAGCAGATTCCAGACCAAGCGGACGAGCAGACATTTTTAATGCCCTCCCATAAATTTAGCCAGAAATCACGGAATCCCTCACAGTTATCCCAGAGCAATTTAAAAAATCCTGCCACCGGATTAACCAGAAACAGGAACAGTGACTGCCAATTATTTTGTATAAAATCGGTCACGGATGAGACCACGGATTTGATACCCGACCAAATTTCGACAAAGAAATCTTTGATGCCCTGCCATAAATTAATCCAAAAATCACGGAATCCCTCACAGTTATTCCAGAGACTCACAAATATAGCAATCAACGCGGCCACCGCAGCAATCACCAAACCGATAGGATTGGCTGAAAATACAGCACTCAGGGCAGCAAAAGCCGTCTTAACCGCACCAAAGGCAGTTGCCACCTTTGGAACGATGGTAAGGATTGTTCCAACAGCACTAATAACTTTTCCGATGACGATTAGTACCGGTCCGAGTGCTGCCACAAAAAGACCGATTTTCAGAATCATTTCTTTTGTGCCTTCATCCATGCTGTTTAACTTATCAATAAATCCCTGTAACCAAGAAACAATATCCCGGATAACGGGCATCAGCATTTCTCCGAAGGAAATGGCAAGTTCCTCAAGCTGACTCTTCAATATGGTTAACTGACCTGCCAAGTTATCCTGCATGGTCTCTGCCATACCAAGTGCCGTTCCGTCACAGTTTTTTATGGCACTGTTTAATTTTTCAATATCCGCAGGTGCAGCATTCATAACAGCAAGGAATCCTGACATGGCATTCTTTCCTACAAGTGCTTCTGCGTTGGCAGCCTTTTCCGACTCGCTCATCTGACTGAAAGCCACACGGCAATCTGCAAGGATGTCATTCAACTCCCTCATGCTTCCGTCCGCATTGGTAGTACGAACTTCCATCTCTCCGAATGCTGCCCCCGTGAACTTAACTTCTCCTGCGAGGTTGTTCATCATGGTTCGCATTGCAGTACCTGCCTGTGTGGACTTGATACCTGCATTTGCCATCAGACCGATTGCTTCTGCGGTATCTTCTGCCGAGAACCCCAATGCTCCGGCAATCGGCGCACAGTATTTAAAAGTCTCACCCATCATGGAAACGTTTGTGTTCGCATTGGATGAGGCAGCTGCCAAGATGTCGGCAAAGTGTCCTGAATCGGCTGCTGTAAGTCCGAATGCAGTAAGAGCATCCGTTACGATATCAGAAGTCGTTGCCAAGTCTTCTCCGGAGGCAGCTGCCAAGTTCATAATACCTTCGATACCGCTTAACATGTCCGAAGTCTTCCAACCTGCCATTGCCATGTAGTTCATAGCCTCTGCTGCCTCGGATGCAGAGAACTTGGTCTTAGAACCCATTTCTCTTGCCTTATCACGTAACTGCTCCAGTTCATCCCCGGTTGCACCGGATACGGCTGCTACCTGACTCATGGCAGAATCAAAATCGGATGCTACCTTTACTGCCGTTGTTCCAAGCGCAGTTACTGCACCTGTTACAGGGAGTAGTTTTTCTCCCACCCCGGAGATGTTATTACCGAGAGTCTTCATGTTCTCTCCGGCAAGTCCTATCTTCTGAATGGCTACCGCAGACTGGCTTGCTTGACTTTCCAATTTCTTTAATTTCTCTTCGGTTTCAACAATCTCCCTTTGTAGGGCATCATATTGATTCTGTGAAATCTCCCCTTTTGCCAACTGCTCGTTTGCCTGTTGTGCTGCCGTCTTTAAAGTTTCCAACCTCTCTTTAGTCTCTTTTACGGCATCCCCCAACAGTCTGTGCTTTTGTGCAAGCAACTCCGTATTACCGGGATCTAATTTAAGTAATTTATTTACATCACGAAGATTTCCCTGTGTGGTCGACAATGACTTATCCACATCTCGTAAGGCGGCCGTCAGCTTCGATGTATCCCCACCAATCTCTACCGTGATACCCTGTATTCTTTTGGAAGCCATCTTCTCTACCTCCGTTTCATGGCATAAAAAAAGAAGCCTATTTGGCTCCATGAAAAAAGCACCTGCCGAAGCAAGTGCTTTTCAAATCAAGGTATGTGTGTTGCCCTCTTATCGCATGGGGCGTGCGGAAAGGAGGTGATTAATATGATTAAGAATTTACTGAACTAATTGCGTTGTATGACGATGTAAACTGAAGTCCCCCTCTTTTATATTCCCAGAGAAATCATAATCATTATCTGCAAGAACCTTAATAATATACCCTATCGATAATGCTGCGACAGGCATCCACAGATAGTTGCTCTGTAAACTCTGAGGGATTTTCCCAAAAAAATTGACAAGGTCATTTGTGTTATTTGTTTTTACAATATCATTCATGTTTTTATCCTCCTATAAATCACCAATAATTGTTACTTCACACATACCTCCTTTTTCTTTGTTACAACTACATTATATTCCTAATTTTTACAATGATATACAGTAAAAACTGCGCATTAGAATATCCTATTTCGCTCAAAACTGCACATTATCATCTTTTTTATCCAAAAACCAACGAAAACCAACAAAAACTAACACTAAAAAGTAACTGTTTTTTCTTACCAATATGTACTATGATGTAGTCAACAAAAGAAAAGAGGTATTCACATGATTACATGGAATAAACAACAAAAAGGTGTCTACATCACAGAAATAGGTGACCTGCGTTTGGTGTTGAAAGAGTACCCGAACCATTGGTGGTTATCTATCGGTATACGCTCCTACTCAAAAGACAGGACTAAAAGTATGGTTCGTCCTCCGGCTAACATCTTTCAATTCAAAAAGCCATGTACGGATGAAGAAGCCATGGCACGCGCCAATGAATATATGGACAACTTCATAAAAGCAATCGTGGCAGACTTCTCCTAAAATTTGTCGAAGTCTTCCTGCGTTGCCAGAGTTGCATAATTGCAGTCATCGTTCATATGCTCAACAAAAATATCGTTGACCATCCCTACGGTTAACAAATCCAAATCCCGTAGGGATAGTCCGATTTGAAGACACCGAAGCAGAAACAACGGTGTTGTCATTTCCCTTTCAGTTGGTCGAATTTTTTTTTAGCTTCTGCATCCGTTTTCACATTCAGTCCCCACAATTCAATAAGCTGTGGCAGAATCTGATAAATGGAAAAGGTGTTAAATTCATCCAACCACTCTTCCGGTGTATTCGGAATGGTAGGGTCTGCGTGTTTTGCCATAATGTAAGCAATGTTCTCAAACATCTCAAGGCTGACCAAATCAAGGTGTGATTTACCCTCTTCATTTTCTCCCACATTCTTTTCCAACGCAGCAAGGTCTCTGTAAATATCCCTACCGAATTTTAAACGATAAATACGAGGAATGGCGGCACTCGCTTTGAATGCCACCTCTTTCTCATCAATTGTAATATTTCTTGTCATTCCCATACGCTTAACCTACACTTCCTTCATCTCCGGCATCATCCGGGTTCTCGCCTTCAGTAACTTCTGTCTCAGGTTCTGTCACATCTTCCGGTTCTGTCACATCCTCTTCTTCCTTTTCTCCCGGCACATACACTTTCTTATACCAATCGGCATAAACACTATCGGTAGTGCTATTTCCGGTCTTTGCCTTTACAAGACCATTTGCAAGCGGTCTGGACTTGATGGTAAGTGTTTCTGTCTGCACTTCCTTGCCCTCTTCATTTGTCTTACCGGAAATGGAAGGACGGGATGCACTACAGTTATACATGACGTGACGAATCTTTCTGATGTCACCATCAAACTCAAACAACAGGGCAAAACTTCCTGTCTGGGAATTGGAATTTTCCACAAGCACATTATTGGCATCTGCTGTTTCAAGCAAAACATCTTCTCTGAAAGACTCTGGAATAAGAGCCACTTCAAGGTCACCGTCATAACCTTGGTTATTATTGATTACATAGTATTCTACGCCATCCGCATAGAAACTTTCCGGTTCTCCCTTCGGGTCTAAACTAATTGATACTGCACCGGGAATGGCTACGGGTGTTGCAAAAGTAACACTTCCGTCCTCTGCTTTTGCAATGACTGCATAATGTACATTGCAAATGTTATACTTTACTTTGTTCTTTTTGTTCATGGTTATACCTCCGTTTCATAAAGAACTTCATACAATTTCTCGCTACTTATCCATATTTCCGACTTGGAATAAAAAAAGCCGTACTTATCAA